AGGGTGAACGGGTTTGCATGGCATCGTTTGAAATGAAGCCACTGGAGACAATCAGGTTGATGAGCCGAATGTTTATCGGAACTAACCCCTACACAGCGGAATATCAGAACGATCAAGGCTATGAGGCTTTAGACCAAATGTTTGATGGCTTTGGTGTTTGGAGCGATAAACGCCTGTGGATTTATGACCAAATGGGTGTAACAAACCCTGAGATTGTGATCGGAATGGCTCGTTACTGCGCGAAGGAATTGGGTATAAAGCACGTTTTTATTGATAGCCTGATGAAAGTGGTGGGCGACGAGGATGATATGAACGGCCAGAAGCGGCTAGTGGGCGAACTGTTTAGCATTGCTAAAGACTTGCAGATTCACATTCATTTGGTACACCACCTCAAAAAGCCAAACAACGAAGCGCAGATACCTGACAAACACGATACCAAAGGCAGCGGAAGCATCACCGACCAGGTGGATAACCTGTTTATGGTCTGGCGCAATAAGCCAAAAGAAGATGACCGGCGCACCGCTGGACAGTTTGGCAAGAAGCAAGCAGAGCCAGATTCAATACTGTTTTGCCGAAAGCAACGACACTTTGAGGGCAGCGGAGATGGTGAACCGTCAATTGGCCTGTGGCTGCACAAAGACTCGGGGCAATTTACGGGTAACGCAGGCGAAGCACCAACTAACTACGAGTAACACAAAATGATTAAATCTATTGAAATCCGAGCATTAGAAACACTTGTTAATCAACTGGATGAAACAATTGCCGCGCTTGATAAAGAAGTTATAGCAAAATTGGAAGATGCTTTTACTGAACGCAGACGGACTAACAGATTAATTGCTGCACTGCAAGCGGCAATGCCTGAAGATGCAAGGTCAATTGTTTGTCGTGCTGTTAAGCAATTAAAGTTAGACGGTGATTCTGAATGCGATCTTTTGCAATATTACGATGCAACATACGGGGAATAATATGATTGAATTAAAACAAAATGAAAATCCAAATAAAGCATATTGGTACTGTACTAAATGTAATTTAGCTTTTTTTTCTCTGCAAGAAGCAAATAAACATTTTTGTGGGCAAGATAAACCGCCAGAGCCAGCATTTCGCAGCTATACCAAATGAGTGACCGCGAACAACTCGAGAAGGCCGAAGCAAGGATGCTTGTCCCTTCCTACTTTGCCACCGTAGCCCTCTTAGGCAAACCAAAAGCCAACATCTGGCTGACAAAGCAGATTGCACTTATTGAAAAGCACTACGGTAAAGGGTTTGACGCTCGATGCAGGGGCTATATGCGGGAAATAACGGAGACAGAACTATGCGTAGAGCAGCAAGGGTAGATCAAAATCAAGACCAAGTAATCAGCGCATTGAGGGCTGCTGGCGCTTATGTTTGGATTATTGGGTTGCCTGTTGACCTTTTAGTAGGCTACAAGGGACACACCTTCTTGGTGGAAATAAAAGATGGCCCTAAAAAACGTTTAACGGCGTTACAAGAGGCTTTTTTTGCAAAGTGGACAGGTGGCACGTTATGCCGTGTTGATGGCCCTGAAGCGGCTTTAAGAATGATTGGACTGTTAAATGAGCAAAATTGATGCTGCTGTAGATTATTTACGCGACAATTCTGGCAATTACGCAGTTGCTGAAGCGCAATTAGTGTACATGACTGAATTAAGAAAGACGGTTAAAGCGCAGTTAATGAAACAATTTGAGATGCAAGGCCACAAGACCACGGCAGCGCAGGAACGGGAGGCTTACGCAGACCCCCAATATGTTCAACACCTTTCCGCATTACAAGCAGCGGTAGAACAAAGGGAAAAGGCGCGTTGGCTAATGGTTGCTGCCCAAGCACGGGTAGAAGCTGAAAAAGCTAATTTATACGCCAATGGGCGCACAGATAGGGCAATGCAATGATGTTCCCAAAGACCAAGTATTTAAGGAACAAAAAACGCCTTGAAGCCTGCCGTAGCCTACCTTGTCAGCACTGCGGCGCAGAGGATGGGACGGTGGTAGCTGCACACTCAAACGAAGGCATACACGGCAAAGGACGGGGAATAAAGGCCAGCGATGAGTTTGTGGCTGCACTTTGTTTTACCTGCCACGCCAACTTAGACCAAGGCAGGATGAACAAGCAAGAACGAGCCGAAATGTGGCAAAAAGCCCATGAACAAACAATCTTGTTACTGGCAAACAAAAATGATATAGTCCCGCTATGAACGAAGAAGTTGCCGAATTTGTAGCCGCCTTGCTGCATAGCAGCACGATCACGCATTTCATGCACTGGTCAACCGACTCCTTTTCTAAGCACCAAGCACTAGGCGACTACTACACGCAAATCATTGAATTGACCGACCAGCTTGCAGAAGCGTATATGGGCCGGTATGAGCAGCTTAAAAAGTTTCCCGAGGAATTCCACACCGAAAAAGACCCCCTAAAATATCTGGGAGGCTTAAAAGATTTTGTTGAGGAAGCCCGTAAGGAACTCCCACAAGATAGCGAATTGCAGAATCTGATTGACGAAATTGCAGATTTAATCAATTCAACCCTGTACAAACTACGATTCCTCAACTAAGGACATTCCATGCAAGACGAAAAATACGGCACTACCTGCAAACTTCCTGCCAGCGTAAACATGGCGCAAGAACGTGGAACTGCAAAAAGCAACATTCCTGTGGCGCAGAGCAATGATTGTGGCCCAACCGGAAAATTTGATAGCGGAAAAACTAGCGGTGTGGCATACGTCCATAACCGTAAGTGCAGTCAATAAGCGTAAACCCAAACCGCTGGCAGGCGGCAGGGCTTACTAACCAAGCAAAAAAAGGAGTTTTGAATGGCTACTGAAGATTTTAAGTGCGGAAACTGCGAGTATTTTGTAGACCGGCAAATTATGGGTTTGTGCAGGTTTTACCCTGAAACACAAAACAAGCAAGAAACGGACTGGTGTGGGCAACACAAGCCAAAGCAACCAAAAGTTAGCATTCTGCCGGTTTACGACATCATGACCGACGAATCAAGGGAAGTAGTAATGCCTCGTCTCAAGCGCAAATACACGAAGAAATCCGATGTTTAAGCCGCTGAATAACCGTGTTCTTGTCCGACCAACGGTGCGGAATCTGTCAGATATTATTTACGTCAACAACAAAGAGCCGTTCAACGAAGGCACAGTTGTCGCAATTGGCCCAGAAGTTTACGAAGCGCAAGTTGGTGATTTCATAAAATACGGAAACGGTGACTACCTGAACTGGCCCACACACAAGGTTGATGGACAGGACTACCAGATCATTCAAGAAGCGGACATTTGCGCCGTAGTGGAAGTGTGAGTAAAATTAACCCTGAGCCATTTTCGGCCTAACTTAAAGGAATATCATGGGCAATTCAGTAGCAATCGGCGTAGCGTATCAAGACCAAGACATTACGGGCGGTTCGTTGAACAATTCGTCTATTGGCGCAACCACCCCATCTACCGTTGTTGGCACAACTGTATACGCCACCACAGAAATTGGTTATAGCGCAGCCGCACAAGGCGCAGTGACTCAATTGACGGACAAGTCTACCGGCGTAACCTTAAACAAGTCTGCTGGTCGCATCACGATGAATGCCGCTGCACTGGCTGGTGCAACCGCTGTGTCGTTTATCTTGACCAACAGCTTAATTTCCATCAATGACACGATCATTGTGTGTATCTCCAGTAACACCACTGGTAGCGCTGCCGGTGCTTACACCACTTACGTTTCGTATCTAGCCGCTGGTTCTGCGCTGATTACATTGCGTAACTTGACTGCTGCTACTTCTTACAGTGAAGCTGTAATCATTAACTTCACCATCATTCACGGTGCATCGTAATGCCGCTGATTAAATCTATGATGCCAAAGGCGATGAGTAAAAACATTGCCAAGGAGATGGAAGCGGGTAAACCGCAGAAGCAGGCCGTTGCAATTAGTTATGCTATCAAACGACAAGCAGAAGCTAAAAAGTCAAAGAAAAAATGATAAAAAAGCACAAATTTGCTAATAACAATACATTGCCAGAAAATTTGCGTTATAACCAATTAAAGTATGACGTAAAGAAAAAGTATGGATTGTGTATTGAGGAAGCAAAATATTTGCGCGAACAAAATTGCGAAATTTGTGGAACAAAAGCCAAAAAAATGTGCATTGACCATAAAATTCCAAAAACTTATAGAGGTGTTTTGTGTCAACAATGCAACACGCGATTGGGTTGGTTTGAAAAAAATTTAACCATTATTTTGAAATACGTTGAACGTGGGCCGCAAAATATAACGCCTCAAATGGAAATTTTTAAAAAATGAAGCACGACAAGCCAATTCCGCACAAAACCACGGGTAAGGGTAAAACCTACAACCCTACGGAAAAAGGCGCAGGAATGACCGCTAAAGGCCGTGCAGAGTACAACGCTAAGAACAACGCCAACCTAAAGCCGCCAGCGCCGAATCCAAAGACGAAAGCAGACGCAGGACGAAAAGCTAGTTTCTGTGCGCGAATGGAAGGCGTAGTAAAGAACGCTAAAGGCCCAGCGGAACGGGCTAAAGCATCATTAAAGAACTGGAACTGCTAATGGCTACTAAAC